GAAGGCAGCGTCATTTACAATGCGCTCGCGCCTGCGGCCGCTGAGCTCGCAAAGTCTTATATTTGGCTGGATACCGTGCTGGAGCTCGTGTTTTCCGATACGGCTCAGGGTGAATTTCTGGACAGGCGTGCTGCTGAGGCGGGAATTGAACGAACACCTGCCACTAAAGCGGTCAGAGCCGGAGAATTCACAGCGGGCATCACCATTCCGCCAGGCTCCCGTTTCTTCGTTGATAACCTGTATTTTCAATATACGGGGGATGGAACGCTTGAATGTGAAACAGCCGGTGAAGCGGGCAATGCCGGCATTTCGGGGCAGAACCTGCTGCCGCTTGATACGATACCCGGGCTTGAGAAAGCAGTCATGCGCGATATATTAATTCCCGGCCGTGAGGAAGAAGATGACAACAGCTTAAGGGCGCGCTATTTTACCCGTGTCCGCCGGGAGGCAGTCAGCGCAAATAAACAGCATTATAAACAATGGGCCGAAGAGGTTGACGGCGTCGGCAGGGCAAAAATCTTCCCGCTTTGGAACGGAGACGGAACAGTGAAAGTTGTCATCACAAATGCGAATTTGGAACCGGCATCAGATATTCTGATCAAAAAAGTAAAGGATTATATTGATCCGGACGAAGGGCAGGGAGAAGGACAGGCGCCGATCGGAGCGGCAGTAACGGTGGAAAGCGCAGTATGGAAGGAAATCGAAATCTCCGCTTCCGTGCTGCCTGAGCTGAACAGCTCGATCGATGACGTAAAAGCGGAGATTGAAAAAGGCGTACTGAATTTATTCAAGAAAATGGCCTTTGAAGAAAACACCGTCCGTTTATCACAAATTAACAACATCGTTTATAACTCGGCATCCGTCAGTGACTACGCCGATATTAAAATGAACGGTGCGGCAGAAAACCTCGTGCTCAGTGACGTGGAAATTCCTAAACTCAAAGAGGTGAAAATCCTTGAGCAGACTCGATGAGATGACGGCGTACCTCCCGCCGTTTTTAACCCGATTAAAAGAGATGGCACAACTGCTTATGGCGGAAGCTCCTGAGTTTGAGCGGCAGAATAACGATATTTTCGATTTGACGGATCAGCTCTTTATCACGACGGCGACATGGGGGCTTGACCGCTGGGAAAAAATATTAAAAATACCGCGGGAATCAGGTGACACGGAGGATATGAGACGGCTCAGGCTGATCTCGAAGATGTCGAATATTCCGCCCATCACACATCAAGCGATCGAGCAGGCGCTAAACCGTTTTTTAAAACATCCGTCAGCTTATGTTCGGATGTTTCCGGGGCAGTATCGTTTTTATGCCGATATCGGGCTTGATGACCTGCAGCACATGAACGAGCTGATTGAAACGCTTGAAAAAATCAAACCCGCTCATTTGGCGTATACACTGAGAGCCGCATTAAACGAAACACTGGAAATCAAAGACCGGGTCATTCTCAACAATCGGAGATACCGAAAAGTCAGTGAACTGAAGGTCGGTTATTCCGTCACACTCAACAATAACGAGGTGGTCTTACCATGATATCAGCCGCTTACAGACAGCGTGCCGCAGCCGATCTGAAAAACAGGATCACAAAAGTGCTGTTAAACGGCAAAGAAACTCCGATTGCGGACATTTCCGTAAAAGATGCCGCAGTCACCGTTCTCACACGCAGGGAAGGAGACGTCAAACACATTGAAACCGTGCAGATGCTTGACGAAACAGGAAGCGTTATTACAGAACGAAAAACAAATTTAGATCTCAGCAATAACAGAACGCTTGATTTAAGATTTACCTTTGAGGTGGTGTAACGATGGCTTACGAAGAAAAAACAGACTGGCTTCCGGACGATCCGATTAATGAAGATGACGTCAACCGCTGGGAAAAAGGCATAAAAGACGCCCACACGGATCTGGCGGCCCATAAAAACGACATGAACAACCCGCACAAAACGACAAAGGCGCAAATCGGCCTCGGAAACGTGGACAATGTCCAGCAGGCAGCAAAGAAAGATTTTGACCGGCACAATCAAGATCTGGACCGGCATGTGACGAAAGAAGAGCGCCAGAAGTGGAATAACGGGCAATTGTCTAAAATCACAAAAGATGATGGCTCCGCTTTTATTAATATCTCTGACGGACAGGATTTTCATCAGACCGCTGCCAGCCAGAATAAGACCTTTACTTTCTCAGCAGCTGCAACCGGAATAAATACCCCGCCTAAACCGTCAGAGGGTATATACCTTTATTCTTCAAAGAATAACGGAGAGGCGGCCGCTTTCTCAGATGACGGGGGATTTTGGAGAAAAACGCTGAAAAACGGCATCTGGACGGAATGGATGCCATTTGAAACAGCTGCCGGAGCACAAGCAAAAGTAAATGAGCATGCCGACAAAACAGATCTTCATGTAACCAAGTCTGACAAAGACAAATGGAATGCAGGGCAGTTATTCAATCTGACTGACAATGACGGGAATGCTAAAACGGTAACAGAAACAAACTTAGACAATATAAAAACGTCCGGCATCTACTATATATCAGTTCAGCATACAGAAAATAAGCCTGCGGAATACGGACAATTAATTGTCATGCAAAGAACCCGCGGAGCATCACCGACTTTTGTCCAAATGTTTATAGACACAGTGACCGCCGGAAATCCCATATACGTCCGAAGTTTCAGCACTAAAGGCGTATGGTCGGAATGGAGCCAACAAGAAACAGATTCAGGCTCTCAAGCAAAAGTAGAGGCTCACGCCAATAAAAAAGACATCCATGTCACACAGGCGGATAAAGATATGTGGAACGGCGCACAGCTTTCGAAAATAACAAACGATAACGGCGGCTATCTTCTGACAATTGGTGATGATGATAACTTTCTTGAAAAAATCGTTAAAAACGGCAGGGCGTTCGGCACCTTTTATTCAACCGGCAAAGCGGCAAACAGTCCGAGCAACGCTTCAACCCGCGGCATGTTTCATTTTACCTCTCTTGACAGTGAGGGGAAAGGAACGTTTGGGTATGTCATTGCCGTCGATTATAAAAATAATATGTTCACGAACTATTTGGATTTGAACTTGGGCTGGCAGGGCTGGCGTCGCCTCGTTACTGAACTTGATACTGAGAATGTACCTTGGATAAATGTTCCTTATAAAAATGGCGCTAAATCAGGAGACAGGCCGCTTCAATACCGTAAAGTGGGAAACACCCTTCACCTGAACGGACACGTTCTTACGGACAGAGAAGTGGTATTCGGGAGTGTGCCGTCCTCTTGTGCGCCGGCCAAAGGCGTTGTGACAATGGTTGCAGCCAGCGGCACCACCGGTTACAGCAAATTTATAATCTATTCTAATGGAGATATGAAGCTGACGGGAATTATGGCCAATATAGAAAATAACGTGAACGGCTATTATATTGACCTTGTTTTGGCACTCACGTAAAGGAGCGAGAATATGAAATTAATATTTCCGTATGACAATGACAACATTTATACAGGCACTCCGGTTGAGCTTTATCCGGATTCTGAGACAGGAGATTATATGATGCCGCCTAACGCTGCGGGCTTTCCGCCGGAAATAAACGGCGAAGGCATGTGGCGCCCATTTTTTGATGAAGGGAAACAAGAATGGGTGGAAACCGCTGACGAAGCATATAAAGAGAGCTTAAAAAAAGATACGGCTCCCGATTCAAACCAGCTTGCAGGCCTCGGCGGACAGCTGGCGAATGAGAAATTGGCCAGAAAAGCAGCCGAACAAGCGCAGCAGTCACTCGGCAGGCAATTAGCGTCGTTAAAACTGGAACTCTTAAACGTAAAAGGAGAATGAAAAAAATGAAAAAACTTAACTTTTGGGTTTACGCCTTGTTTTATGAGTGGGCCTCAACAGAAATGGTAAAACAGGCTATGGGCTATGATGACTGCTCTGCCGAAGATCTGGCTGAAGGTGTGGCCGCGAAGTATATCACGCCCGAGGAATTTCAAGAAATAACGGGTGAAACATACGAAAACTATAAAAATGCTGTGTCATAAGCCAAACGGCTTTTTTTATTTGTCATTTTTAATAAATGAGAAAAGGAGGACGGCCGATGAAAAAGCATTCATTTGAATTTCCCGCCGATCAACTTGGCAGGCCCGGCGCCGTAAAAGCTTATCGCGGTAACAAAAACGATTATGTCACACCGGTTGCTGATTTGTCCGGAATGGCAGAGCTTCTTACCAATACGCCGCTAGAAGCGATTGAAGTCTACAGCCAATTCGGACAAGACCGTTTAGGAGCCGTCTTAATAAACAGAGCACAGGGGTGGGCTTATTCGGACCGCAGCGGAACTCTTTTTATCGAAGAGAGCGAGGATAACAATTCGTGGACAGCTTCACATTCTGTCGCAGTAAAAGGCGGAGTGCTGACCGCTTCGGGGTGGGTCAGCCTGACAAAAAGATATTACCGGTTCCGTTTTGAAAATGGAAATCAAAAGCAGTCCGAATTTGTTTTATACCAATCTGTCGGTACGGGCGGTGATATGGCATTTTCATATACAGACGTGATTTTTCATGAAAATGCAGCAGAGGCGGGCGAGGGAAGCATCTTCTCAGCAGGCGCTTGGAAAAAACTTCTCGTCGAAATCACCGGCACGGCTGAGTCGGGCCATGTCGCGTTTTGGGGGAGATCCATCTCGGGAAAAAATGTGCCGATCAGAGGAATCAGGTCTGATGACGGGACATCAGCCGCCGGTACGTCAGGCACAGAAGAAGTGTGGGCATTTGATATTGCCGGCTTTAAGGAAATCGTCATGGAAATCAAGAGCATTTCCGGCGGGAGCCTTTCTGTCAAAGGCACGGCATTTTCTTAAGAATGAAGCTTCCGAAGGGAGGTGAGAACAATGTAAGAGGAGGGAGCGGAAGTGCTTCTGGATGAACAAGCGGTGCAAAAAGAATTCGCAGGCATCAAAGGTGAACAAAAGGTGCTTGAACAGCGGGTAGCCGCATTAGAGCGGGTATCAGACCGGCAGGATCAGCAAATCATGACGCTGAATGAAAAACTGAACAAAATTGACGAAAACACAACATGGATTAAGCGGACCATTACAGGAGCGATCGTGACAGCAATCTGCACGGGCGTCATTGGCGGAGCCATCGCCATCATGTACAATCTGCTGCAAAAGTAAGGGGGAAACCGATATGAAATTCGCGGACAAAGGCACGGTCGTCAGGACGGTGCTTCTTTTGCTTGCTTTATTGAATCAAACTTTGCTGATGTTCGGCAAATCGCCGCTGAATATTCAGGAGGACCAGGTCAGCCAGCTTGCAGATACGCTGTATGCCGCCGGGTCGGCCGTTTTTACAATCATAACGACTGCCGCTGCCTGGTTTAAAAACAATTATGTTACAGCAAAAGGGAAAAAACAGCAGGCTTTATTAAAAATAAACAATTTATCGAAATAGGAGAGATGAGAATATGGTAAAAATCACACAGGATTTTATCCCGGCAGGAAACAATAACCGCCCAGGCTATGCAATGACTCCGATTTACATTACGGTGCACAATACAGCCAATACCGCAGTCGGGGCTAACGCCAAAAGTCACGCAAGCTATGTGAAAAATCCCGATACACCGACAAGCTGGCATTTCACAGTCGATGATACGGAAATTTATCAGCATCTTCCGCTGAACGAAAACGGCTGGCATGCCGGTGACGGAAACGGGGACGGCAACCGTAAATCCATCGGTATTGAAATTTGTGAAAACGCTGACGGCAACTTTTCACAGGCCGTGGCAAACGCCCAATGGCTCATCCGCACATTAATGACGTCGCACGGCATCCCGCTTGCGAATGTCGTTGCGCACAAGCATTGGTCAGGAAAGCTTTGTCCGAGAAGACTGCTGGATACATGGGATGAGTTTAAAGCGGGAATCGGTTCTGAGGAAAGACAGACGTATACCGTCCAAAAAGGAGATACGCTGTCGGCGATCGCGCGGAAATTCGGCGTCAGCGTGGCCGACCTGCAGAAATGGAATAACATCGCTGACCCGAACTTGATTAAAGTCGGACAAGTGCTGATCGTCAGCCCGCCGGTTGAAGCACTGTATTCTCTTCCGGATGAGGTGATCAAGCTGACAGAGCCGTACACGTCCGGTGAAAAGGTATACCAGGTGCAGAACGCGCTCGCCGCGCTTTATTTCTATCCTGAAAAAGGAGCTGTCAATAACGGCATTGACGGTATCTACGGTCCGAAAACGGCAGATGCCGTGGCCCGCTTCCAATCTGTAAACGGACTGACGTCTGACGGCGTCTACGGTCCCGCTGTAAAAGCGAAAATTCTGATGCAGCTTTAACAAAAAAAGGCTGAGTCCCGTTCACATTGCGGGATTCAGCCTTTTTTCTTTTTTAACCGGTTCAATAACCCGAGATTCCTCGCCCGCATCCTCAGCGAATAAGCGGAAAGCCCGAAGCGTCCGTAATCCACAAACTTTACGCGTCTGACAATTTTCTTCACATCATCACCTGTCGCATCTCTTTGTTGGTTTTATTATATGAAAGATATGGAAAAAAGGAATAAGGACAAGAGCCGTGTCTCCTGTCCTTAGTGTAATCAAGCTTTTTTTTGTTTATACTTGTCAATCAGCCGCTCGTTTTCTTTGAAAATTCTGGCGGTATGAGGGCTGACCTGGTAACTTGCGATACTTGTCATTGAACGTTTTTTAAACATTTTGAACGGTTTCGCTCTTTGTTCCGGCTGCCCGTTTTGAAATGCCTGCTCCAT